ATTGGGCGTCCTGCTCCTCTTTATTAAGAGGAGTTTGAATTAGTAATCATGATCCAGGTTTGGATCGAAGAGATGCATGGGTCGGATCGAGAATCCTGACCTGAACGATTACGGAGCGGACCTTGGTGGGCACGGTACTTGTTCAACTAGAGCGAAATGGCGCGCTCTTCGGAGGGCACGGTGGAGTACGCTCAAAAAAGACTTGACACAGTCCGACATTGTCAGAGACGCGATATAGCCACCTTCCAATGCCGCCAACAGTAAAAACACGAGCAATCCAACGATCCACCACGCTAGCGGAAAATGCGGAATAATCCGAACGATTGTGTAGGCGTGGTATTTTTCCGGCAAGAACTCCGACTTCACCAAGTCGAAGAAGCCAGCCGCAGAGTAAATAATGGCTATCCACGCCATGATTTTGCTCCGCAGAATTTCCTGCCACAATTCCTGTCTTCTCTGTCCCATGCGTGCCTCGCGGAAGAGTCTTTCTCTTGACCGTGAAAGGCTACGCTTTTGCCGTGTCTTTGGGAAGATTTCAAAACCGCCCACCACCGAGTTTTCACTTGCATTGCTTCTAGGCTCTGATATGGGTGAGAGTGGAAGCCTCTCACTGCTTGCGGGCGGGCGGATCTAGGCTGCGGCTTAGCCGGATGCCCTTCGCTTTCGTGCGCTCCTCGGCAAGAATTGCCTGCTCGCGGTTCCACGCGATTCGGGCCAGACTTGATTCGTCCATGCCGTCTTTGCGCAACTGTGCTAACTCTTCCTGAAGGCCGGTGCGCGCCGGCTTCTCGCTGTTCTGGCGCCAGGTGTTGTAGGCATAAGACGTTTCATCGTAGCTGTCATCTTCCCAGGCGCCGTGAATTTTCTTCACTGCTTTTCGTTCATCCACGATCCTGCTACTGATGGCCCGATAGGCCAGCGATAGGTCAGCCGATTCCCGCGTGAGCACGATGCCTTTGTTGGTGAGTCCGTTGTAGAGCACCTGGGCGTTGCCGGCGGGATCATGCGCCGCCTTGATTAAGCCGATGCCGTGTTGCATGAACACTTCACTCATCACGTCGTAGATGCTCTTGCCCGTTCCGCGGTGTTGGTCCATGGCTTCATCCATCACGCAGAAGCTCATGCGCGGCGGTTCGGAATCGCGCGGCTTCAGCTTCTTCAGCCAGGGCGTCTGCGGACCCTGAAACGGGTATTCCGCTTTCGGGAAGCCATCTTTGCAGATGCACGCGGCAAACTTCGGCGCCGCCATTTTGCGTTCGATCCGCTCACGGGTCTTAAAAACAGTTCCGCTCGGGCTAATCGCGTACATTCCCGCTGCAGCCGAAGAATTCCCAAAGCCGTAGTCAATCGAGAGGAAGTGCTGCCACCACCAGGAATCGCCAATCGAGGCATAAGGCACTACATCGACTGGGCGCATGAAGTCGAAGTACAGCCCAGCGGCGTTGCACCAGCAGCCGTATAGGAGTTGTTGCTGGATGGCCTTCGACTGCGAGAGCAGGCTTTCCAGCTTCTCCCGGCCATAGAGCGGGTTATCCGCGAGTCGCGCGGGGATGAAGGCTGTCGTCTTGTGCACTGGGGAGTCGTCGGTCCAGCAGGCGTCCTTGTAAATCTTTCCTGGATAGACCGAAGTCTCCCAGGGCCGGTTGTCCAGAGCGTCAGCAGGCGCGTGCACCGGGCAGCGGTTGCGGAGAAACACTTTCATCTGCCAGGAATGGCCGACATCGCCCGGGTTGGAGGTAAAGCGGCCGCGGACCCGTAAGCCGGATCCTGTCGGCGCCGCCAGCCACCCGATCATAAACTTGATGCGGTGTTCGGGATGCTGGCCGCTTTCGTCGATGCCCAGCCATGAATACGGGTTTCCCTGGTATCTTCTCAAGTGCTTGTCGTGGGCGAGGTAGCCAGGGCGAATGGTCGCGCCCGAAGGAAAGCGCCAGCGCTTTTTGACCCAGCGCGCGCCTTTCGGCTCGTACATACGTTGCTGCAGGTCTTCGAGTTCTTGCTGTTCCTCGAGCGTGGTACGAATCAGGAGCCCGCGCAATCTCGGATTCTCGTACTCATCCATGGCGTCGGCGGCCAGCATCTGCGTTTTACCGCCGCCCGAGGCTCCGCCGTAGAGCAGTAATTCGGCGGTCGAAGTAATCGCAGCCTGCTGCGCGGCGTTGATCGGCCACCAGATGGGCTCGAAGTCGGGTGGCGGCAGGCACAACGCGGGATAAGGGCTCGGAAGGGCAGCGGCACTCACTCTTCAATCTCCACGTGGACGATGTGGGAGTTGGCAGGCGGTTTCTTGGCGGATTCGTCGATCGACTCGCCGACGGGAGGCAAAGGAGTGCCGGCGGGGATGACGACTTCCGGAGGCTTAGGAAAGAGCGGTGCCGGGGCGGGTGGAGCGGCAGTGGCGGCAGGCAGCGAGAGTTGCTTGAAGAGGCTGGTGTAGGGGCCACCGGACGCCCCAGTCTGCGTGTTCTCAAGCGGGATCACGCGACGTGTGTCACCGCTTTCGAGGATGCCCTTAAAGACTGCGGCGCTTATGAGGGCTCTCCGCTTTGCCTCTGGGTCACGCTTTTCGTCAATACTGAGCGCGAGGGACATGAACTCATGCTCGAGGACTTCCTCCTCGATCTTCGTGCGCGGCGCCGGTGTGATCGCATCGAGCACGTCTGGTCGGGACTGTAATGTCCCCCTGCGCCCGTGCTTGGAGCCCATTTCTGCCGCCCGTTTGGGATCCGAATGTAGGGCACACTGTGTTGCTCCGGTGACAGCCCACGCGCCACACCTTTTACCGTCTCTATTCTTCGCCGAGCACCGTTTGGACATCGTTCAAACCCTCGCCATTTGTCGTTCCTCACCGTTCAACGGTGGGGGTACCCTCCTCCGCCTCTACGACCGCTGTCACATTCACTCCTACCTGCTCCAAGCGGTCGACCAACTCGCGGACTGAACAATTCCCAGCTAACCAGTTTTCGCCAGCCATTGCGGCTTGTAATTGGCGGAGGGTGGTTTGAATAAATTGTGGGACGTCGTTCACGACTGCCCACCTCTCGATTGCCACAGGCGGGCGCTCGGGTGCCCATCGTAGCAGCGTCACGCCTTTAGGCATCGGCTGGGGTTCGATCTGTGCCGTCCCCTCCAACGCGACTGTATACGGGTCGGGATGGCAGAGGCCGCAGACCATAGAGCCATCCGCACGGGTCCACCACTTCGCTCGGTTGGCACGATGGATGTAGCATGGCGGCAACTCTTCACTTTTCAGATTTTGCCCATTGTCAGGGGGACGACAGGGGACACGGGGGACAACCGCAGAAATAGCTGGTCTTAGTTGTATTGGGGCGGGGGAACAAATAGGGGACGGCAGGGGACAACCGCCCACACGCAAATCCAGATGTCTCAGCGGGTTCCCCTCATTCGGAATCGCATGGGACAACTTGGGGGACGCGGGAACCCGCGCATCTGTTGATTGTCCCCCTTGTCCCCTGCGTCCCCCACGTTTTTGCAGAGGTTGCGCCAGAATTGCGAATTTCAGCTTCATTCACTCCCCCACATCTTGCCGCCAAACACGTAAACCCTAGTCGGTCCAATTTCGGGAAGCCGCGGTTTTTGAGTTGACTTGCCATCGTTACCGGGTATGAGCCATTCGTTCTGAAGCAGTGTTTTTATGGCGCCCTTCGTATCGAAGCCGCAGCACAGATCCCGATTGAAGGTTTCGGGTAACACCAGATATTCACGATGACCCTCTGCGCCGGCGCGGAAAAATCCAGCTCGATTGATAATTCTTTGTCCTGCGCTGTTGGTTATGTCTTCAAAGCGACTGGCACCGTGCTGCTCGAAGAACCCTCGCACCTGGGCCATAAGTAATCGCTCTTCCCGATTGCCTGTCCCGCCGAAGGATTCCAACCACGACGCAAAGCATTTAAGCGTGGCTTGATTTGCTTCACCCTCCTTCCAGCCAGTCAACTCGTAATGAGTGGCCAGTTCACCGGCAACTGCGACCAAGGCAAAACGACGAGCGACGCGTATCACCTGCC